ATACGACCTGCCTGTACTGATGGACGATTAGCTGCTGATCATCACCATTGAAAAGAATGCCGCTAGTTCCAGCGTCTAGAGTAACATCTCCGTCTTCTGCAACGTTAATAACCCACCACTCTTGGCCGTAGTGTGTTAACGATACAGTATCAGGAAATGTAATTACACAAGATGCCGCAACAATGAGAACCCTTGGAATGCCAGTAATAGTAGTGTCTTCAAAAATAAATTCAACGTTTCTAGACTGTAAATACTGCGTATGAGGATGACCAACAGTTAAGTTTAAAAGCTCGGCATGATCGTCAGTTCCTGCAGATTCTCCAGGAGGACCTTCTGGACCCTGCGGACCTTCTGGCCCTTGGGCTCCTGTAGGACCGGCTGCTCCAGCAGGACCAGCAGGACCAGCGGGTCCAGTAGCTCCAGCCGGTCCAGTAGCTCCAGCCGGACCGCTTGGGCCAACTGGGCCAGACCGAATGATAGTAATTGCGCCAGTCGCAGGATTCTGAAGAATCCTTTGCGTTCCGGCCTCTGAAAATGGATCGCTCATTCTGTAACCACCCCTTGAAACAGGACCTTTAACGGCTCACTAAAAATACTTAACGGTTCATCGCCGGAGATTCGTTTTAAATCCATAAAACCATAGGTTTTAGTAACGTTTGTTAAATCTTCACTGTTTAGAATTAAAACTAACTCTCCGTCCGTGCCATCGGTTGCGTACTCAACGGTGAACGTCGCCAATAAATCAGAGTCTAAACTTTTTTCAGATCTAATTTCACTGGTGATTGTTTCACCAGAAACGTCAAAGGCTAAACCGACGGCGACATAATTTGTCCGATTCAAATGAATCACTAGTTGATCGTGCATTAGTACTCCTCGTCTTCGGTCAAAATATCTTGCCCAGCGTAAGCTCGCATGGCATTTAGAGCCGTCTCATACAACTCTTCAACTCTTTTAGCCGAGGCCATGTGCTCTACTTTTGCATTTAATAACTCGTTTTCTCTAGACAAGCGCTCTTGTTCTAAACGTTCTCTAGTAGAGCCGAGCTTTAAATAATGACTAATTACCTGAGCGGAGGCGGTTCCTTCCATTAATTGTTTTTCCGCCAAATCTACAGCAAGAGAAACAAGCTGAGTCTCTCTTGCTTCCGGCGTTTCAGCAGGCTTTCGCTGCTTTTGCGTTTGTCTTTTTGCAGGCACTTGTTTCTCCTTTCTGTAGAGTTGTTACATAGTGTGGGCCCGGCACAAGTGGCTCAAGCCCAGGAGGACGGGCGAACACTTAAAGACTTGCCCGGGCCCACGAATTTAGGAAGTGGCTTTTGCCGTCTGCTTCATGGCACGAGCAACAAAGTCCTGTGCTGCGCTCTTAGGAATGGTCATAAAGCCAACTGATTTACCAGGCTCCACAAGCTTTGCAAACCCTACTAAATCAAGCCCAGGAAGAGGAATGGTAACCGCGCCAAACTGCGCAAAGAAACCGACGCCATCTACTGCAATATACATGTCTGCCTCCTTAACATCAAACGAAGAGTTTGATGGAAGATTTGAACTGTTGTTGTAAACCGGCCGGCCAAACCCGGCAATATTATACCTATGTCTGGAGCGAACCATAACTTCGCCGCCGTTAGATTGATTCTTCATTGAGGTGTTTCCCTCAATTGTGTCTACGTAAATACCTCTTGAACCAGTGACAATACCAACGTGGTCAATAACTCCGTTGTTTTCAAAATCAAAATAAACAATATCACCCGGCTCGCACGGTCCATTATTATGCATCCATCGGTTTAAAAGTTTATAGTTGTGAACTCCAGAAGGAGTGTACACCGAAGAAGGCTCAGTGTTTCCAGATCCACTTTTTGTAACTGAAAACCCTGCGTCAATTAAAACACAATCGGTAAAACTTCCACACCAAGGTTGAAACTGGTAGCCAGTTCGCTTACCAAAAATAGTTTCATTACTTCTTGGACCTTCTCTATACCCAATCCACTTTCTTGCCTGATTAACCACATCGTTTCTAGTTGGCATTGACAACCTCCCTAAAGATCTAAACACTCTTAGCGCCTCCAACCCCAAAACTTTTTTTCAAAATCTCCCCCGGGGCCAAAAAATGTGGTCCGGCGATGAAGGGAGGGGGGTAATTTTAAAGACCCCTCCCCCCCTTCAAAGCCTGACTAGTTTAATAATCAACTTCTTTTGAAACTTTTCTATAAAGTCCAGAAATATTTTCTTCAACAATCTCATCAATTGCTAATTCATTAGCGATATTCTGATCAACTTCTGATAACTCATTAGACGTGAAGGTGAGCCTGGCCAGGAGGGAAGAGGTGTTGTACCCTGCCGCCACATCATAAGCAAACCATTCTTTAAAGTTTTCAAAAGGATCGAACGGATTGTCGACAGTTGTTAACATGGAACGTTTCATCTTCACTCCTTTCTACTCTCCACCTTCAACAGCCAAGTCTAATGTTGACAGTGAGACGCCAAGCTGTTGAGCTACCTCAGCTCTTGTGTAGCCTAGAGCTAACATAGACTCAGCTCGCTTAGTCTTTGCTGATGTCATCTTAACTTGAGTTCTTGGTGTTGCAAGTTCTCTAACAACATCCATGTCTGCATGTCTAAGTATCTCAGTAAGTTTGTGATTGCTGATAGCACCAGCTTGAATAGCTTCCCATTCTTTTGGTGTTAACTTAATGTCTTGCTTCTTAGCGCCTGTTCTATTCCTAGCTTCGTTTAAGGCCTGGGCCTTAAGTCTTTTCTCATGCGCTTTATCTAAATTAGGATTAGCATCTTTCTTAGTCTGAAGAACAGAGTTAGCTAGTAGCTGTGCCTGCCGTTCCCTAGGTGCGTTTAACTGGGCGAGGGTTAGCTTATTATTTAAACTATCAACTTCATTCTTATAAACCTTGTTAGCTGAAGGTGAGTACTTAACGGAGGGGGTCTTAACTGACTCTCTCCTGGCTTCGTTAGCAAGGGCCTTTAGTTTATTAGAATGATCGGCGTAAAGGTTTTCAATCCTTGTGCCGGACGAAAGAGTACGGGCGTCTTTAGTAATACTAAGCCTCTCTACTTTAGTAGTTAAAGGTTGCCCTGTTCTCCAACTAACTTCACCCGTTGGTTCGAATACCCGTTCACCAGTATCTTTATCAATGGGGCCACCTTTAGCCATCGACCTAGCTTTAAACTTAGGGACGCGTTCTTGTCCCTTTGCCCTAGAGATTAAGGTCGAAGCTCCACCAGGAGGACCACCATCCGGTTTGGCCTGGTACTTAGCTCTTAGATTCTTAATACCATTATCAATCTCAGATTGTTTATAGTTTAGCCTGTGCTTTTCTGCATCAATAACAACCATTGAATGTCTAACGGCGGCGGCAAGCTCTGTGGTTGGGGCGCCTTTAATAGTCATGTCTGTAATTAAATTAGATATTTCGCCCATTTGCCGTTGAGTGTTACTCATCACCTTCATTCCAGGGTATTCTTTATATGTAACCCTTGGGTTGAAGTTTTTTAAACCTTCAAGAGCAGCGGTAGACGTTATCTTTCCGTTGTTATTAGGAATGACTAATACCGTGTCCCCGTCAAAGTCAGCGCCTGATAATCTTTCTGCAACTTTTGCGTTGATACCCACCGCATCTAAAGCATCACCCAAAATGTTTTTTGATTCTTTGTGTTTGTTATTAACTTTTAACTTTGGAATCTCAAAAGTACCGCCATGTGGGAATCTAATCAAAACTACTTCTTCACCGTTTTTATAGTTAGGCGCATAGATTTCATTAGGTTTTAAAGACTTAATTGGCATAATCACATGATAAGCCTGTCTTGGTAAGCTAGCGGCAGATAAATGTACGGATGCGGCGTCAGTTCCATCAGCAAATTCGTCTAAAAGTTTTTTCCTGACGGCTGGATTTGTCAACTGTTTAATTGTGTTTAAATCATTGACGCGTCTTTCATAAGTCATGTCCAGCTGTTCTTTAGCTAACTGTGGAGTTTGTTTTGACAACACCTGAGTCGAGATGGATTTAGACCATTTCCCCCATTGACCCTCTTCTGTTAGAATGTTCATAACAGAAGTTACTTTTTGTTTGCCATCCTTGGTGGGCTTAGTTATTTGTCTACTAACTGTAGCGCCAAAAGGATTGTCCGGGTCATCTGAGAGTGGTTTTAAAACGTCTAACTTATTTGTGACTTCTGATTTAGATTTGTTTGTATTAAACACAACGTCAACGCCATCAGGTAAATCATTTTTATAGATTGCCATGCCCTTCATATAATGTGAATTACCAACCTGAATTCTTACCTGTGCGTACCTAGAGCCTCCTATAGAAAGATCTTCTACACCAGGTCGCATATAAATAACTCCGTCAGCTTCTTCTCCGCCGTCTTCTTTATAATTGATAGCAATTCTTTTTGGATTTAAAGGTAGAGGTGGCAGCATACCCAAAATAGTTTTACCAGTATCGTCTAAATGAATGTTTGGCGCTTTGATGTTGTAGCGATTTTTACTTACATCGCCAAAGGTTGTTCCCGGAGGAGCCAAGACTTTGAAGTTTGTTTCAAAATCAGTTCCTAACTGTTGAACTTTAATGTTAGTGTAAACATTATACCCTTCGCTTTTCAGAATTTGAAGGGCAGTATTAAGGCGCTCTTTACTAACATTCAAATAGTTCTCAACGCCATTACCAACATCAGTCAAACCATTTTTATCAACAAACTCTCTTAAGATTGATGCGGTTTTTAAGGTTAAATCTTCTTTGTCTTTTAATCCTGGTGCTAAAAGGGTTCTAACTGTAGACTCTGGGATCCCCATTTGTTTCCCAATAGCCACATTACTCATACCTTTGTCTTTAAGTCTTTGCGCGGTTGCTTGATCGGCTGCTTTTTTTTCAGATTTTGCTAACGACTTTGCCGCCCTTAATTCTGCGGTTGTCATGCCAAAGCCCTGCGCGATTTCGGTTTCTTTTAATCCATCTTTTTTTAACTTTGCGACGGTATCTAAAAAATCCCTGTTGTTTGACGTGACAAAGGAGTCGCCTCCACTACCCCAAGGGTACCTACCTGATTTTCTAATAATACCATAATGAGCAAGATATTCTTCTTCTTCAATTAACACAATCACCCTCCTCAGAATCTGTCAGAGTTTCTCATTTCTTCGATTTGTTGGTCAAAGTCAACAATGATATCCATGATGTCAACAATTGTCTCAGCATATGGCTCAAAAGTTCTAACGTCTTCGCCTTGATAGATTCTCAACTCAATCTCAATATCAAACGGAGAAATAGAGTACTCTAAACAAAACAAAGCCGCATAAACTTCAAGTTGTTTTTCTTTTGTCGGAGTAATCCCAGTTTTCAAATCATGAATTCGTAATTTGTTTCGTCTAAAAGAAATTGTATCTGCTGTACCAAAACAGTTATCGGAATAATATAACGCTTGTTCGCAATTCATCTTATAGTGTATAGCATCATTAACATATGTGGATAAAGATTTGTTTGACCTAGATAACTTTACCCCTAACCTAATTGCCTCATGGGCAAGATCGTGTAAATCAGACCCTCTTCTTGCGGCTTGGGCAGCGACAAATCTAGACTCTAATTTTTCATAATTGTAGTTAACCCAACTATAGTTACTCGGGCTCAAAAAGGCGTGCTTGCCTTGTAATTCCGAATGCCGATTGAAGAGCATCTAAAACTTCCTCCTCGTTTTCCGGAAAAATAAATGCTGAAAACGACATTCCGTTTAACATGTCAACATAATAGTTTTGGTTTGGCCGAATTGGAGCATCAGCATGTGCTTTAACTTCTAACATCGCCCAACTATCTTTATAGAGAATAATTAAATCTGGAATCCCTTGCACGTAAGTTGGGTCGTTTTTAATGACCAAACAGCCCGGTAAAATTGATTCCAGTTTTTTGATGAGATAGTGTTGATAGTCTTTTTCCAGCATTTTCCTCCTTTAAAAAAAATAATGTGAAAAAGTCACATTCCTCCTATTATATACGATGTATTTTATAAGACAGTATACGTTAAGCAAAATAATAGGAGCAATCTGTTGGGTAGATGCTTTCTCCTGTGTGAGTTGACCTGAGGACGTCTGAGAACAACAATCCTTCAGATAACCCAGCTTCAATAATTGACGGATAAACAACATCTGTTTGTGCGTTTACTGTTTTGTTAAAGTAGACGTCTGGGTATTCGTTTGTCATTTGCCTGGCGTACATCTGAGCAAACCACCTAGGCCTCCAGGCCAAGTTATTTGCACTGACGTGAGTTTTATTTCCATCTAAAACAATAACTGTATTACAATAAACGTTCCGTTCGTCTCCTTCGTCAAACGGAAGTGGTACAAATGCCTCCGCAACCAAAACTCTAATGGACCTAGTAACTCTGTACCCTTCTTGATTAACCAACGTTACTTTTAAATCTCCTTGCAGAGTCCTACTAAGGGCCATAAACTTTTCTGCTTTTCGATTGTAAACACTGCCGTAGTTTGAAATAGAATAATTTTCATAGTTTTCAATTGGGTGCCAAACTTCTTCCATTTTTATCTCCTTTTTTTTGTGCGTCAAATGTCAAAAATTTTTGCAAAAAACTTTTTTATAATTTGTAGATTATACGCTTACTATACACCCATATAAGTCGTATAATATTAATAATAATAAAAAGTTTTTAGGTCGTTTTTCTCAGATATGACGCAGCCCAGAAATTCCTTTATTTTAAAGGGTTTTTAGCGTACTGAGCCACGTCATATCTGAGAAGTTTAACGCTATACGTCAAAGACCGGGCCAAACTTTTCGTTATCCTGTATAAATTTTCGTTCATTAAAGTTCTTTTTTGAAGTCAAAGATTCTTTGATTGCTCGGTCAATCACAGAATTTGACGTAAGTACATAGTAGTATAACTTCTTATAAGGCGTGTCAAGACGGTCAATTCTACCTTGTGCTTGGATAAAGTTCTTGTAAGAATAGGTCATAGAGTATAAAACCATAGCATTAGTTGTGGTACAGTTCCATCCTTCTGCGCCGGCGGTGTATTGAACTAAATAAACCCAGGAGTCTTCCACTGGAATTGGGTCTTTTTTATGCCCATTCCATTCATATACATTTATTTCGTCGGAGAGAGTTCTTAGGATATCTAGCTCGTAATTAAAAGTGTAAAAGATTATAAGTTTTTTAT